CATTAACAAATGGTGCTAATGTAAAACGTTATTGGAGATATTACGATCAAGTAGCTGGCGCTCCAGGTACATCACCTTACGCTTCTGATAGAAGTGGTGTTAATGACGAAATTCACATTATCGTTATTGACGAAGATGGTGGTATTTCTGGTACTGCTGGAACAATCCTAGAAGTATTTGACTCAGCATCAAAAGCTGCTGACGCTAAATCACCTCAAGGAGATTCAAATTATTACGTAGATGTACTATACAATAAATCAAGATATGTTTATTGGATGGATCACAATTCAAGTGGTTCAAACTGGGGCTCAAATGCTTCAGGCACTACATTTACAGCTGTAACTGTTCCAACTTTAGAATCACTATCAGGTGGTTCAGACGGTTCAACAGTAACAGTGGGTCAAAGAAAAACTGCTTATGAAAAATTCCAAGATGCTGAAACAGTAGATATTGGATTAATCATTGGCGGTACGTGTTCAGCGACTCATATTGATAATCTAATTACAATTGCAGAAAATAGAAAAGACGCTATAGCGTTTGTATCTCCAGAGAGAGCAGACGTTGTTAATGTTGCTTCTGCTAACACACAAACTCTAAACGTTATTGATGCTTATTCAAGCATTCGTTCATCTTCTTATGTGATGTTCGATAGTGGATACAAATATCAATACGATAGATACAGTGATGTTTACAGATACGTTCCATTAAATGGCGATATGGCTGGCTTAGCGGCTAGAACTGATCTAATTGCTGACTCTTGGTATTCACCAGCCGGTTACAACCGTGGTAATATTAGAGGTGCGGTTAAGTTAGCGTTCAATCCTAATAAAACTCAAAGAGATGATCTATACAGAAGCAGAATCAATCCAGTGGTAACTTTCCCTGGTCAAGGTACTGTACTGTTTGGAGATAAAACAGGATTAAGTGCTCCATCTGCATTTGATAGAATAAACGTTAGAAGATTGTTTATCACTTTAGAAAAAGCAATCTCTACAGCTGCTAAGTTCCAATTGTTTGAATTTAACGACGAGTTTACTAGAGCAAACTTTAGAAATATCGTTGAACCATTCTTACGAGAAGTACAAGGTAGACGTGGTCTTACAGACTTTTTAGTAGTTTGTGATGAAACGAATAACACAGGCGACGTAATTGATAGAAATGAATTTGTAGCAGAAATATATGTTAAACCTGCTAGAAGTATCAACTTTATTACATTATCGTTTATAGCAACCAGAACTGGTGTTTCTTTTTCAGAAATAGCAGGATAATTTAGAATAGGAGAATAAAAAATGGCAAACATTAATGACTTCAAAGCTAAACTTTCTGGCGGCGGCGCTCGTGCTAACCAGTTTAAGGTAGTAATGCCTTTTCCAGGTTATGCTCAAGTTGGTGGAGAAATAGAAGATCTTGCTTTTTTATGTAGAGCAACAACTATACCTGCAATGACTTTAGGAGAGGTTGACGTTAAGTTTAGAGGTCGATCAATCAAGATAGCAGGAGATAGAACATTTGCGGATTGGACTGTTACAGTTTATAACGATTCAAACTTCAAATTAAGAAATGCTTTTGAAAGATGGCAAAATGGTATCAACAATATGACTGATAACGAAGGATTAACAAATCCAGCTGACTATCAGGTAGATTCATTTGTAGATCATTTAGATCGTAACGGAAACGTTATTAAATCATACACACTTAGAGGTCTTTTTCCAAAAGATATCGGTGCTATTGATTTATCTTATGATGAACAAACAGCAATCGAACAGTTTGTTGTTACATTCGCATACCAATACTTTGAAACAAATACAACTACATAGTAGTTAATATTAAGAAGAGCCGCCTAAAAGCGGCTCTTTTTAGACTTATAAATAATATTATGAAACAAACACATCACTCAATTCTCAAACATATAAGTGGTGTAAAAAGGATATAAATTATGGCCGATCTATTTGGATTTTCGATCACACGAAAAAAACGAGAACAAGACCCCAAACAAAGTTTTAGTATACCTGCTGCTGACGATGGCGCAACAACCGTCTCTGCTGTTGGTGGTGCTTTTGGACAATTTTTAGATTTAGAAGGCACATCTAAAAACGAGGCGGACTTAGTAAGACGTTATAGAGAAATTTCATTACATCCAGAGTGCGACACAGCGATAGACGATATCGTTAATGAAGCTATTGTTGTAAATGAGAATAAAGATTCGGTTACTCCTGATTTATCAAATCTACCATTTGGTGCAGAAGTAAGAAGAAAAATAGAAGATGAATTTAAAACCATTTTACGTTTAATGGATTTCAACACAAAAGGCCACGACATTTTTAGAAGATGGTATGTAGATGGTCGTATGTATTATCAAAAAGTTATTGATAGAGAAAATCCTAGAAATGGTATTGTAGAATTAAAATACATTGATCCTAGAAAAATTAAAAAAGTAAGAGAAGTTAGAAAATCAAGAACATCAGCAAGTTTAGATATGATAACTGAATTTGAAGAATATTTTTTATTTAATGAAAGAGGTATTTCAGGTGGAACATCCGGTTCAGGAGTAAGAATTTCTCCAGATACTATTTCTTACACTAACTCTGGATTAGTAGATCAAAATAGAAATCAAGTATTGTCTTATTTACATAAAGCAATTAAATCAGTTAATCAATTAAGAATGATTGAAGATGCTATGGTTATCTATCGTATTGCTCGTGCTCCAGAAAGAAGAATATTTTATATTGATGTAGGTAATTTACCTAAGATCAAAGCCGAACAATATTTAAGAGATGTAATGGCACGTTATAGAAATAAACTTGTCTATGATGCCAATACTGGTGAGATTAGAGATGATAGAAATTATATGAACATGTTAGAAGATTATTGGTTACCTCGTAGAGAAGGCGGTAGAGGAACTGAAATCACTACATTACCAGGCGGCCAAAATTTAGGAGAAATTGCTGATATAGAATATTTCCAAAAGAAATTATATCGTTCTCTTAACGTTCCTATTAGTAGATTAGAAACATCTTCTGGTTTTAATATGGGAAGAGCTGCTGAAATTAGTAGAGATGAATTAAAATTTACTAAGTTTGTAGGCAGATTAAGAAAGAAATTTACAGAACTATTCAGTGATATTTTAAGAACTCAATTAGTCTTAAAAGGTATCATTGCTGATGAAGATTGGGCTACAATACATTCAGGTCTTAGTTATGATTTTTTAACTGATGGTCATTTTTCTGAATTAAAAGAAAGTGAAATGTTAAAAGATCGTATTGCTTTAGCTGATAGTATGGTCAATTATGTTGGTAAGTATTTCTCACACAAATACATTCGTAAGAATATATTAAAACAAAGTGATAGAGATATGGAAGAAATTGACGAACAGATAACTGAAGAAGGTTCTGATAAAGAGGTTGTGGATACAGTTGATAATATAGATAACAAACCTACAAAAAAACCAAAGATATAGTATAAATATAGTATAGGAGAAAAATATGAGTGAACAAGTTAAAAATTTTATTGACAAGTTATCATTAGGACAAGCGGCTGAAGCTGGTGAAGCTTTTAAAGACGCTTTAAGAAACAAAGTAGGTGATGCTTTAGAAGCAAGAAGAAAAGAATTAGCTAGTGTGTTATTTCAAACGGAACCACATAGCGATCCTAAACCTGAAATTGCTCAACCAGAACCTAAAACGGAACCTGTTGCTAATGAAAAACAAGGTCAGTAGTTTAGTAAAAGAGACTAGAGTTATAGATTCTAAGTCTTATAATGAATTGTCGCCTGTTATGAAAGAAGCGATTAAAGACATTTTTAAGATTATAGAAAATGAACAAAAGAATATTATAGAAAAATTTGAAGGAGCTGTAGAAAAAGTTGTAGCTTCACATAATATAAAAAAAGAAGATTTATATAAGTATTTTGATAAAGAAATAAACGAACAATTAGGAGTAAAATAAAATGGCAACGATAATTGCTAAAGGAGCACTAGTAACTAATCCAAATGCTAATGCTATTGGATCAGCACAATTTGTTTATTGTGTAGCTACATCAGCAGCACAAACTGTTGTGGTTAAAGATTCAGAAGCAAACACATTAGGAGAAATTTATTTAGCAGTAATTGGTGATTCTGTTATTATAGAAAAAGCACCAGCTGACACTATTACACTATCTGCTGGCAAAGCAAGTGCTGTAGGTTCACCTAGAAGTTAATATGGCAGATACAGTTACAACACAAACTCTGGTTGATACATCAGGTATAAAATATGTTACTAAGTTAACAAATTATTCTGATGGTACTGGAGAAACTGATGTAACAAAAGTTACAGCTGCTAATACCACTTTTATGACAGAAGATGGTAATAGAAAAATCGCCAAAGTATGGTTTTCTGTAAACACTGCTAATCTAAAATCAGCTGTAGAAATTAAATGGGCTGGTGTTACGAATAGTACAGCATTACTACTTTCAGGCCAAGGTTTTTTTGACTTCAGAGAAGCTGGTGATGAGATAACAAATAACGCTACAACACCAAGTGGAAATGTATTATTATCAACTAAAAACTTTGCTAGTGGAGATAATTATACACTAGTAATAGAGTTTAGATAATTTATAAATAGTAAGTAACTAAGAGGGAAAATGAGATTAATTAGAGAAGAAATAAACGACGCTCAATACATTATAGAAGAAGTTGACGGTGGTAAGAAAAACTATTCAATTAAAGGTATCTTTTTACAAGGAGATATTAAAAACCGTAACGGTAGAGTGTATCCAACCAACGTACTTCATAAAGAAGTTACTAGATACAATAAAGAATTTATCAATAAAAATAGAGCATTCGGCGAACTAGGTCATCCAGAAGGACCAACTGTTAATTTGGAGAGAGTTTCTCACATGATTAAAAAGTTGTACCCAGAAGGAAAAAACTATATCGGTGAAGCAAAAATTATGGACACTCCATATGGTAAGATCGTAAAAAATCTTATTGATGAAGGCGCTAAACTAGGTGTGTCATCAAGAGGTATGGGTTCCTTAGTACAAAAAAATGGTCATCACTATGTAGGAGAAGATTTTTACTTAGCGACGGCCGCTGACATTGTGGCAGATCCATCTGCTCCAGACGCTTTCGTAGAAGGCATTATGGAGAATAAAGAGTGGGTTTGGAACAATGGAATCCTTGTGGAACAAGACGTTGCCGCATGGAAACAAGAACTAATTAAGACAAAAAGATTTGAATTAGCTGAGAAAAAAGCTAATGTATTCAAAGATTTTTTAAGTAAATTATAATAGAAAACATAACAATTATAAATATCACTATAAAAAGAGATATTTTTAATTCGAATTAAAAAATAAAGGAGATTTCTCAAATGGCTACAGAAAACAATGTAGAAACGAAGCAAACAATAGTTGAAGCAGAAACTACAACTATAACTGATGCTCCAAAAAAGAACGCTGTAGCGGCTGAACCGACTCATCTTAAAAATGATGCTCAAGATTTAGGTGCTGCTGTTACTAGTCCATCAGACACGCTTCCAGATGCTACAAAAAATAATAAAAAAGCTTCAGATGCTATTAACGCAAAAGCTGCGGATGTTGACGCTAGTAAAAAACCAGACACAGAAGCTGGTGTTACTAAAGTTGCCACTCCAGGTGAAACGTTAAAAGTAGAAGAAGTTTCAAAAGAAGAAGAAATGGATCTATCTGATGATGTTAAAGCATTAATCGGAGACGAAAAATTAACTGAAGAATTTAAAGAAAAAGCAAAAACTATTTTTGAAGCTGCTATTAAATCAAGACTTAAAGAGCAAAAAGCAAAAGTAGAATTAGAATATGCTTCTAAACTTAAATCTGAAGTAGATACTACAAAAGCAGAACTTGTTGAAAAAGTTGATTCGTACTTAAACTACGTAGTTGAAGAATGGATGAAATCAAACGAGATTGCTGTTGAAAGAGGTATCAAAGGCGAAATCGCTGAGGACTTTATTACTGGTCTTAAAAAATTATTTGAAGATCATTACATCAATGTTCCAGACGAAAAATATGACGTGTTAGAAGATCAAGCTTCTAAAATCGAAGAGCTTAACAAGAAATTGAACGAGCAAATCGAATCTAACGTTAAACTAAATTCTGAAATCGGCAAACTTACTAGAAAAGATATAGTTGCTGAAGTTGCGTCTAATTTAACAGACACAAATAAAGAAAAGTTTAGCAAGTTAGCTGAAGAAGTTGAATACTCTAATGCTGAGGAGTTTAAAAAGAAAGTATCGACTATTAAAGAGTCATACTTTACAACAAAAGAAATTTCATCTAAAAGTGAAATAGATAACGTTGCCGAAGGCGAAACAACGCAAGTTGATTTGTCATCTTCTATGACTGCTTATGCGGCCGCTATCAGTAAAACAAAAAACTCAATTAATTTGAGTTTTAAAAAATAAAGGGAGAAAAAAAAAGATATGTACTTATCTGAACAATTAGTTAAAAAATGGCAACCGATTCTTGAACATCCTGAACTCCCAAAAGTAACGGATAGTTATAAGAGAGCGGTTACCGCTGTTATCTTGGAAAACCAAGAAAGAGCAATTAAAGAAGATAGAGCATTTATGGCAGAGTCTGCTCCGCAGAACTCTACAGATGCTTCTTACGTTCAAAACTGGGATCCAATTATGATCTCTTTAGTAAGAAGAGCAATGCCGAATCTAATCGCATATGATATTTGCGGTGTACAACCAATGACTGGTCCAACAGGACTAATCTTCGCTATGAGAGCAAAATATTCTTCTCAAGCTGCGTCTGCTGAAGCATTATTCGATGCTGCTGACACAGACTTCTCAGGAAGAAACAAAGCTGGTTCTTCAACAGGTGGTTTTTCAACTACTGCTGATTCAGGAACTAACCCAGGTTTATTAAATGACAGCCCTGCTGGCACTTATACAACTGGTACAGGAATGTCAACTGCTGCTGCTGAAGCACTAGGTGATGCTGCTGGAAATAGCTTTGCTGAAATGGCATTTTCAATCGAGAAATCGACTGTAACTGCTAAATCAAGAGCTCT